CCAGTTGTCTTGTTCTATTTTTGGTGTTACCCATGATTGAATGTTAATATATACAGATTTTAAATTTTTGGAATCAACGGTTCCATAGACTGATTTGATTGGGTTAAAAAGATTTAACTTTACACTTTTTCCTTTTTTCATTAATTTTCATATTAATAATGTTTATTTTAGTAAAATAATAAGACATATTAATTCCATAGTCAAAATTTTTGAAAAAATATAGATATTTGTAATATATGATAATAGTTGAAATTAAAAATGGTGAGAACATTGATAAAGTTTTAAAAATTTTAAAATCTAAAGTTATTAAAACTAAACAAAATCAAATTTTATTTGATAGAAAAAAATTCACTAAAAAATCGGTTAAAAAAAGAACACAAAAATTAAAAGCAATTTATATTCAAAATAAAAGAATTAGTTAAATAGATTCTTCTAAATTTTTAAGTTTTAGAAAATTAAGTTGGTCAAACTTTTCATTCTTTACTCTGTCAATTGTTTCAGAAATTTTAGATTTCAATTCAAACTCTTCTTCTTTTTCAAGAATAGTTTTTAACTTATTAACAGCACTTTCTTTAATATTTTCAAACTTAGATTCTAAACTTTTAGTATCTTCTGAAATTAAAAGTAAAAATTCTTTTTTTGTAGACTCATCTAGATTTTCAATATAGTTACTCAAAGTTTGGTTTGCAATATTAACCATAGATTTTATTGGAATATTAATGGATTCTTTTACTAAATTATTGTCACTCATCAAAATATTAATAACATTTTTCTTTGATTGAATTCTTTCGGAAATATTCAATTTGTTTGAGTAAATAATTGTATCTAAATCAGAGTATTTGTTTTCAATTGTTTCTAAAAGAGTTTTTGGTAATTTGATATTAGTTAATAGTTTTTGTATCAAATTAACTCCTTCTTCTAAAAATTCTTTGGCGTTAGATTCATTTAATCCTTGTGGTGTACTCAATTGGTCATACAATGCATACACTTTTGACATTTGTTTATTCATCAAAATGTTATGTTTGAATTCTCGTATAGATTTTTTAAAATCTTTTTCGTTTTTATACGATTCTATTAAGTTGTTCTCAATTATGGATTTAATTTTTCCGAAAGTCATTTTTAGTATTTTCAAATAAATATTATGAATTTAGTAACTTATTCAATTCTTTTGAAATTTCTCCCAAAGATTCTTGTGCTTGACCCAAATCAATAAATCTAGACCCATCAATTAGGTTATTTTCAACTAAAATATTAAGGTTATCCATTTTAGATTCTGGTGTTACTCCCGCCTCTACTGGTGCCCCTTCAGGTGCCCCTTCAGGTGCCCCTGTTTCTGGTGGTGGAGCCGATATTTCTTCAGAACCTCCCATTGGTGGTGGTGGAATTCCTCCTATTTCAGGTGTTCCTGTTTCGGATGAATCAGTTGCGGTGCCTCCACTAGTACTTCCATATAACTTATCAATATTGTCAAAAATACCTGTCTTACTTATTACTGTTGGAGTTGCTTTTAATTCCTCTCCGATAGCTCTTTCAATTCTTTGTTGTTGTAAGTCAAGTCTAACTTCTTCATCTGACCAACCAAAAATATGTTTCTTAGCCCAAGTAGATGAAGTCGCCTGAATACCATTTCCTGGGTCTGCAACCAAATCTTTGTAAAGTAAAACTTTCTCTTTCCAAACATCAATTTTTAATAAATCGGCTTGAGTTGATGGGTTAGATAGTCCTAATGTAAAGTTAGATAACTCATCTTCAAATCCTAATAAGAATAAATGTATGATTGCAATTTTATTTAATTCTTGAATCATACTTTTTTGAATTCTGTTGATGGTACGAGCAAAACGAATATCTTGTAATGATAAGTTTTTACCGTCTCCAACAACTTCTTCAAATCCTAAAAAAGCTTTTGGTACACGAAGAGCTGTTAATAATTTCTTTTGAATATATTCAATATCCGCAATTTCAGATAAGTTTGTTGCTCCTGGTAATGTATCAATTGGGCTTGGTGCCGCTGGGTCACTAACAGGTACAAAGTAATCTTGTTCAACCGCCATTTGGTTAAATCTCATATCTACGTTACCTGTCTTACTATCAACAATTTGTTCTCTTTTGAATTTGTTTGCAACACGTTGTACGTATGCTTCAACATCATCATCATTCATATTTCCAACAAACACTTTAAATATTCTTCTTTCAGGTGCTCTTGATGTACGATAAATCAACATCGCATCTTCAGATAATAAAAGTTGTTTCCAAATTCTTCTTGCTTTCTCTAACATAGAAGTACCATAAGGAAGTTTTCTATCGTCACCTAATAATCTAAAGTGAGCAATTTCCCATGATTGGAATTCCATATTTTTATTTTTCCAAGTAAATGTCAAAGGTTTTACATCATCTACTTTTTCAACATTAGTCGTAATTTTTTGAGTTGTTCCAATTTCACGACGTTCTATTTCAATTGTTGGTAATTGTTGAACTCCAACAATCCCTTTTTCAGGGTCTAATTTTAAGTAAACAAAGTTATCACCATACTTACAAGTGTTTCTTGTCCACATTGGTAAGTTGGTGTTAATGTCTAAGGCATTGTTAAACAAATCGGCTAACACACCTTTGATTCTTTTTGATTCAGAATATATTTGAAGAATAAATCCGTCTTCATTAGTTGTTGTTGACTCCTCAGCGTAGATATCTAAAGCAGCAGAAATCTCAGGAGTATATTCCATTGACTCATAGTCATATTGAGACGACAATCTTGTTGGCTCGTAATAAACTGCTTGAGAATATAAATTGTTTTCAACTTTAGCCCATTGATTTGCTAAATAAAAACTTTGTTGCCCCTGTAATTTTTCCTTTTCGTACTCATCTTTACTTTTAGTACGCAAAAGTTCCTTTTTATCAAACTTAAATGTTGGATAGTCTTGGTTTAATAAAGAGTTAGGTCCAAACGTTTGGGATAAACGTTGCCAGACGGTCATGTTGTTTTCGCTCATCTTATAATTTTACTTATTACCTCAATAATATAAATAGTTATTTAGGGCCAAATAACCATTTGTATTTTTCATAATCCGATTTAGATGGACCATTATTAGGATATGAACTATTCCTTCCCATTTGAGGAACCATAGGATTAAAAAATTCAGATGAATTTTTGTTATCATTAACAACCGTTGACCATGAATTTAACATTGCTTTGGTATGATTAACAACTTTGGTTAAAGATTGAAAAGATTTTTCTGCAACATATATCGCCATTGACATTCCCATAATACAATCATCATGGTGTCCTTTTTGATGGTCTGGTCTTCCATTTATATAAATGAAAGTATTCATTTCATTATATAACCTGTTGGAATAAATTTTAAAATTGTGTCTTGCAGCCTCTTCAAATGCCGCTATAATTTGAACTCTTTTATTATTAAAATTAATTCCTGGTATTTTCTCATTTATTTTAGGGTCCCATTTCCACTTATTTGTTGTATCAACGTTATCAATATATAACCCACCTTCATATGAAAGCTCCTGAAGTTTTCTAGCAGTAGAAACTCCCATACCCCCTGTAATATCAATAACACAATAAGCATTGTACATTGTACCCCATTTATAAGCAATTTCGGCAATTACATCTGGTGGGACTTTACCAACGTATTCTAACACTTGTTCTCTTTCGTCAAAATCGATGATTTGGATACACGAGAAGTCCTCCGAATCTCCACGTGATACATCGACACCCATAACGTATTTGTGACCGTTTACGGGTTCTTTAAATATCCACAATGACCCTCCCATAAGTTTTGCTTGAGGCTCACGTAGAGTGTTTTTGGCTATATCCTGCATCAACTCAGATTCAAATACGTTATCACCCGAACCCAAGAAGTTACATTCCAACTCCTGAGCCACTTTACGTCTATCAAACTTTAACTTTTTAACCATCCCCTCAAACCAAGCAGAGCATGGTTTATATCCTTGGTCAATATATGACGTTACTATTGAGTGGTCTCGTTCATATGGATTATCAACGGATAAGTCCACAACAACATCTTTGGCATAATCTTCTCTATTTAACAAAAAATGAACTAAATCATTGGTTTTAACCATATACAAATCTTTTGTATATCTTGGGTCACGATGCCAGTACATTTCAGAAATTTTGAAGTCGTTCATATTTCTTAATGCTTGGTCATAAATTTCATAATAAATCGCATCGTATCCGTTTGGTGTTGATACAACAATAACCTTACCACCCGTAGATAGAGAGGCCATACAGGCAGACCAAAAATCCCCATCAGCCTCAATGAACGCCGCCTCATCAAAAATAAGAATAGTTGGGGTATAACCTCTCAACGCATCCTTTGATGTGGCAACCGCTTTAACTTCACAGTCATTAGTAAGTTTGAAATGTCTTTGTGCATTTTTATCTTGTGAAAATCCAACACCAACCCAAGATGGCCATTGTTCTGTAAAATTTCTAATTTTGTTAGCCATCTCAACGGATGTATCTAACTTATTGGCAATGATTAGAATTTTTTCAGGTTTTTGTTTTTTGGCAAAAACTAACTTTTTAGATGCCCAAGCAGCGGTAACCGTAGATACACCTGCCTGACGATACTTTAAGGCAATGTTCTCGTTGTGGGTATCGTAGTCTTTAATAAGACTAACTTGGTCAGGAAAAAGGTCTAAGGGAACATACTTTGATACTGTGTTATCGTATGTTTGTAAATAAGTGCGAAGTGCGTAAGGAGTATTCCTCATACACTTTGTA